AAGCAAATTGTGATGGAATGGACTGTAACAGCTGCTCAAATAACATTGATATCCTGGACGGATTTGGACTTTGTGATGTTCCGGAAGTCCGGGAAGAGCCGGAAAGGAGAATCAAGAATGGTTAATAAAACCTGTGCAACCTGTATAGACAACGATAACGGCCTCTGTGACCGCAAGGGAATCCTGATCCACGAGGACGATACCCGCAATCAGCACAGAGAGGACTGGCGGCAGCAGATGATGAGGAAATTCGATAGGAGGGAATAAGTGATTGACTTTGGATATTACAACATGGACTGCATGATTGGTATGAAGGATTTTCCGGATAAATTCTTTGACTTGGCGATTGTTGATCCACCATATTTTTCAGGACCGGAACGCAGAAACTATTACGGAAGAAAAGTCAGCCCTATAGGCGTGCAAAGACTGTACGGAACATTGGATGTGTGGGAAGTGCCTGGAGAGGAGTATTTCAGAGAATTGATACGGGTATCAAAACAGCAGATCATATGGGGATGCAATTATTTTGACTGGAATTTTCCTCCGGGGCGGATTGTGTGGGATAAATGCAACGGAAACAGCCCCTTTTCTGATTGTGAGATTGCTTCCTGTAGTATTCACAATTCTGCAAGACTGTTTCGGTATATGTGGAATGGGATGTTTCAAGGGAAAAGCATTTCTGAAGGATGGGTACAGCAAGGAAATAAAAAGCTCAATGAGAAGCGGATACATCCCACACAAAAGCCAATCAATCTGTATCGCTGGCTGATTCAAAAATATGTAAAACCAGGGTGGAAGATATTAGATACTCATGTTGGCAGTGCAAGCAGCCTGATCGCGTTGGAAGAAGCAGAGATACCGTATGTAGGATTCGAGATAGATTCTTTTATGTATCAGATTTCGAAACAACGATTAGAAGAATTTAGAGGAGGGATAAACCATGAATAAAGACTGTAACGGCTGCTTCGGGGCAGCAGGAGACGATTGCCAGAAATGCCAAGAAGTTGACGAAGTGACGACACCAAAGCTGGATATCACACCGGAGCTGGCAATAGCAGCATACAACACACTGATTGATTATTGCAAACAGTTTAGTTCGGAAACAAACTGTGGAAATTGCATATTTGATAAGATTCAGTACCCGGAATCAGACGAAACGGTATGTACTCTGAATTTCTATCATATTTGTCCTGTAGACTGGGATAAGATTGCTCTTCCTTCCTTGGATGGAAACACAGTGACCTACATAAAAGATGGCCAGATCAAGCGGATTACTTGCGGCAGAAAGGAAGAAGCACAGGAGTTATTTGAGGAGGTAAAGAATGTACAAAAATAATGAGGGGTACGCCGACCCGACAGCCGGAAAAGCTATTGAGTCATCAGCAAGAATGCCGACACATATATACAACGTTTATTCCGTCATCAATAACGTGGCCGGACTCCATGGACTGGAGATCACAGGCTTGCGCGACAAGAAAACCGGAAAAGAATGGAGGAGAGAGCGATAGCCTATAGAAGAGGAAGATCTCCACCAGAAACAGTACGTAGCAAAATTCAGAAAAGGAGAAAAGAATGGGAGCATTTCTTATCTTTTTAGCATCTGCCATTATCATAGCGGCAGCAGGGATCCTGATTTACTGGATTGCTTCATTGGTTTCCATCGGAATCAGGAGAAAAAACAGAAAGTATGATATCGAAGAAGAAACATATAAGAAAATAATCAAAGAAATCAGGGAGGAACAGGATCAATGAAGAAAATCGTGATTGGAATTATTGCTTTAGCAGCAATTATTGGCGGAGTATTTACGGTAAAATCAATGCGCCGGGTTGGGCAGGGAGAAGTCGGAGTGGTTTATTCCATGAAAGACGGAGTGCAGGAAGAGACACTTTCTCCGGGAATGCATTTTGTAGGGCCTTTTGACAAGATGAAATGTTATCCGGTGTCACAGCAACAGCTTGTGTTGAGTAACAATCCAAGTGATTACAACGAAAAAGAACATGCAGACTGGCATGTAGATGCTCCGGCCAATGGTGGAATGGTGTCACTGAATATGACAGTAAACTACAATTTTCTTCCGAACAAGGTCACCAGTCTGTATGAGAAATTCAATGGAATGGACGGAGAGCAGATTGTAGAGAACATGGTACAAAATTCTATCGTTGCATACACCAAAGAAGTAACACCTCAGTTCTCGGTTATGGATATCTACAGCACCAAGCGTTCGGAAGTAAGCCAGGCGATCACTGAATACTTAAACAGTAAACTGCAATCGGAATATGGGATCAACGTAGCATCTGCGTTGATTATTGATGTGCAGCTGGATGATGCTCTGAAAGAAAAGGTACAGGCAAAAGAGCAGGCGAAACAGGATGCCGAGAAAGCGGAACTGGACAAGCAAACAGCGATCGCACAGGCAGAGACAGACAAAGTAAAGGCGGAATCTGCGGCAGCAGTTGCGATTGAAAAGGCAAAAGGCCAGGCAGAATCAAACAGACTGGTATCAGAGAGCCTTACTCCGGAACTGATCCAGATGAAAGAAGCAGAAGCACGCTTAAAACATGGATGGGTAACAGTACAGGGTGCTGACGCAGTTGTGACAGAATAAAATAAAAATTCAGGAGGAGACAATGGACGAAAAAGAACTGACAGAAAATGAGAAGAAAAAAGAATATCTGAAATCGTATAAAAAAGCACTAAGAAGAGAACAGCGTATTCTTGACGAAATCCAGTGTCTCCGCCTGGACAAAATGTTTCCTTCCATTGTTCAGGATGGGATGCCGCACGGCAGCAGTCAGGAGGACTTATCTGGATATGCAGCGACCTTGGATGAAATGATCGAAGATCTGAAAAAAGAGCGTCTGGAAAAGGTCAAGATACGCAAGAAGATAGAGAAGAGCATCCGGAACCTAGAGGACGAGGACGAACAGGAAGTGTTGAGATTAAAGTACATAAATGGATGGGAATGGGGAGACATCGCTGTAGAAATTGGGTATGGATTAAGAAATACTCATTATATCCACAGTAGAGCGTTAAAAAATCTGAGTATTGAATAAAAGTTTGCATAGTATTGCACACGCACCTTATGATATAGTGTAAATGGAATTTGATGAACAAAATCATTAATTCCTCCATCTCACGGCAGTCAGTTTCATAGCCTGGTTGCCGGATAACAGAACATCCTTCCAAACGGGAGAAGGCATGAGCCGTAAAAGCGAGCCGCAGGCCCGATTCCTGGTGTTCTGGTTGTTCAGAGAAAACTATAACCCAGTTGACGGTGGTAACACTTTCGGCACAAAAAGGCATCTGGCAGCAGCTAGGTGTCTTTTTGTGGTGAGAATATTTTACAAATAACAATATAAAAACTATTGACATATGGTGTACCATATGTTATTATATACTTGTAAGGAGGTGAATGACAGATGAGCAACAGAAACCGGAAACGACCGGTAAAAGAAAAGCCCGAAAGCAACTTCAAGACTTGGCTGGTCGGAGCACTTACGGACTTAACTATTGGAATCATCTTATTGATTCTCGACAGGCTATTCAATTAGCCGGGAGGGGCGAAAGCCCTTCCTCTAAAACAAATATAACACAATCGCTCATCTGTGTAAAGGTATGTTGTGGAAACTGGGTATATTCTTTATAGCAATCGGCCTGATGAAACTGGCATATTATTTTATCCGGAAAAGGAGGGATCAGAATGCCGGTAGGTAAACCAAGCAGACAGACCATTGCAACAGAGAAGTATATGAAAAAAGCTGGCTGGATATCAAAAAGCTATAAAATAAAGCGGGAGATTGCGGAGGATTACGCAGAAGCCTGTGAAGTAGCAGGTGTCAGTCAGGCGGGACAATTAATGAACATGATGAAAGCGTTTACCGCTCAGGTGAACAGAGAGCACTCGGAATAATCCGGGTGCTTTTCTGTTACTAAATGGAGAAAATATGTTTGATTATTATGGTGCAAAATGGAAAAAGAAAAGAAAAAGAATCCTGCGCATGGATGGGTATAAATGCAGAGTGTCGTGGATGTATGGAAGGACAGAAGAAGCAAATACAGTACATCATATCTATCCGGCAGATGAATATCCTCAGTGGGCCTGGGAGGATTGGAACCTGATCAGCGTGAGCCTGGCTACACACAACCAATTGGAGAATAGAAAGACCGGGGAACTGACAGAAGAAGGATTAAGATTGCAGAGGATGATAAAACCCGGAACAGATTGGAGGAAACGAAATGAACCATCCGGAAATCATGGCAGCGAAGATGATATGTAAAAGTATAGATGCATTAACAAGAGAAATTTATCTTCTGAGGAAAAGTGTGGAAGAGAAAGCACAACCAAAACAGGAAGAAAAGGAAGATCAGATCCCCCCTGGGTGTGGAAAATGAGAAAAAATTTTTTGCTACTGGTAGGGGGTAGGGGTTTCCAACTCTAAGATAAATTTGGGAAAAGGGGGTAAACGGCATAGAAAGTGCAAAATCAAGGAAAGCAAAAACAACCAGATTATATAACAAAACTGTTGAAAACATGCAGAAGATCGGGACTTTCAAGCCTGAGTTTGAAGCCCCTGTAAAGCGGTATGCAGAATTAAGCATACAGTATGAAATTTTAAATGATAAATGGTATGAAAACGGCTGTGAAATTACGGAAGAATATACGAATAAATCCGGGGCAACCAATCAAAGAAAAACGGCGCTTTATATGGCGCTGGAAAATCTGAGAAAAGAGCTGATGGATATGGAGAATGTTTTTGGGCTGACTCCAAAAGGGCTGCGGCAGATCAGGGCGAAAGGACTTGAGCAAAAGAAAAGCAGCGCACTGGATAAAGCACTGGAGAAATTAAATGAGTAAATATAAGAGCTGGGATATCGTTTTTGATTATGCCAGGGACTGTATTTCCGGGAAGCGGATTGCGAATAAGTATCGGATCAAAGCATGTGAGAGGTTTCTGGAAGACTACGAAAGCGGGAGATATGACTTTGATCCGAAAGACGCGGAATTTGTGATCCGCATTATAGAAAATACCATATGTCACCAGCAGGGAGAGGACAAAGAGGGAACACCTTTGAGGGGGACACCGTTCCTTCTTATGCCGTTCCATAAATTTATCATTTATAATATTTTAGGATTTTACAATAAAGGCACCAGGATCAAAAGATACCATGAGTGTCTTATTTTTATACCGAGAAAAAATGTAAAAACCAGTTTTGCCGGCGCATTATCGTATGCTCTGGGGCTTTTGTATCGGATGTCGGGAACAAAGATTTATGTAGTGGCAGCGGCACAGAAGCAGACACTGGAAACTTTTAGATTTGTCACATACAACATTAAGTATATGGGGGAGTGGGATGAGGATGGAGGGCATTTCCATATCATAGATAACAATAACGAACATTCGGTAAAAGCTGAAATCAGCGGAGGTCTGATTGAGCTGAATGCCATGGCAACAAATCCGGATGTACAGGATTCCTTTAACTGCAATATTGCTATTGCAGATGAAATCCATGCGTTTAAAAAGCCGAAGCAGTATACGCTGTTTAAAGAGGCTATGAAGGCATACAGAAACAAATTGATGATAGGTATTTCCACGGCAGGAGACGATCCTAACGGATTCCTGGCGCAGCAGGTAGAGTATGGAAAAAAAGTTCTGGATAAACAGATTGAAAACGAACAGTATTTTTTCTTTATCTGCGAGGCGGATCCGGTAAAAAATGAAGAAGGAAAGGAATACATAGATTATACCAATCCTGTAACCCATGAGATGGCGAATCCGGCCTACGGAGAATCAGTACAGCCGGAAGAGTTGATGGAAGAAGCAAAGCAGGCCCAGGATAACCCACAGCTTAGAAAAGAATTTTTTGCAAAATCCCTGAATGTGTTCACAAGTGCCATGGAAGCGTATTTTGATATGTCTGTGGTGCGGTCTTCGGATGAAAAGTATAACTGGACACTGGAAGAACTGGCAAAGCTGCCGATTAAGTGGTATGGAGGTGCGGATCTGTCGAAGATGCATGACCTGACAGGAACGGCGCTTCATGGGCGGTATAAAGATGTGGACATATCGATCACACATGCTTTTATGCCGGTTGTGCAGGCAAACCTGAAAGCAGATGAAGATCATATCCCGTTTTTCTGGTGGGAAGAAATGGGATGGCTGACGTTATGCAATGGCGGTGTGATTGATTATGAAGAACCTGTAAAGTGGTTCTTAAAAATGAAAGCCATGGGGTTCAAAATCAAGTGGGTGGGATATGACCGTAGATACAGCCGGGAATTCATACTGAAGATGAAAAAAGCCGGATTTAAGGTTATGGATCAGTCACAGAGATATGTAGAAAAAACAGAAGCTTTTCGCGAGGCGGAGAAACAGTATATCGCACAGAAGTTTTATTACTGTCATAACCGGGCTTACGAATACTGCATAGAGAATGTAAAAGCTGCAGAGGATTCTGATGATTTTGTCCGGTTCGAAAAAATACAGCCAAATCTGAGGATTGACCTTTTTGATGCGGATATCATTGCGATTAAACAGATGATGAAGGATCTGGAGAAAATGCAGAGAACAGAAAGCTGGTTTGGTGTGGGAAAGAAGGGAAATGAAAATGAGTAAGAAAAAGAACAATAAAAAGAAAACAAGGGCAGAACCTAAGGGGACTGCATGGCTGGTATCAGATGAAGCATACCATACCCTGTGCTGCGCAAATTACACACGGCTCAGCGATAATCCGGAAATACAGGCAGCGGTCAATAAGATCTGCGATCTGATCTCATCTATGACCATACATCAGATGCAGAACACAGAAAATGGAGATATAAGGATAAAAGATGGAATTTCCCGCATGGTAGATATCACTCCGAATCCATATATGACCAGAAAGACATTTGTTTCTGCCATTGTAAGAACTCTTCTTCTGGAAGGTGACGGAAACAGTGTGGTAATACCGAAAACAAAAAACGGATATCTGTATAGTTTAAATCCGGTTCCGCCTGGATATGTGTCGTTTGTACCGGATGCAGCAGGATACGGATATCACATTTTAATCCATGGACAATCCTGTGATCCGGATGAAATCCTGCATTTTGTTATCAATCCCTCTGTGGAATACCCGTGGAAAGGAACGGGATACCGGGCGGCTTTAAAAGATATTGCCAAGAATCTGAAGCAGGCATCTGAAACCAAAAAAGGGTTTATGGAAAGTAAATGGAAACCTCCGGTGATTGTAAAGGTGGATTCTACAGCGGATGAGATCGCAAATCCGGAAGGAAGAAGCAATATCCTGAAAGAATATATAGAAACCACCGATGCCGGAGAGCCGTGGGTAATTCCTGCGGATACGATTGAAGTGACCAGTATCAAACCTCTCAGCTTGAACGATCTGGCGCTTTCGGATGGAGTAACATTGGATAAAAAGACCGTGGCAGCGATTCTGGATGTTCCGGCTTTTCTGGTGGGAGCAGGTGATTACAAGGAGGCAGAATGGAATAATTTTATCAATACCAGAATCCGCCCACTCTGCAATGCCCTGGAACAGGAACTGACCAGAAAAATCCTGATCAGTACAGAACGGTACTTTAAATTTAATGTACGAAGTCTGTACAGCTACGATATTGAAAAACTGGCAAATGTAGGATGCAACCTTTATACCAGAGGGATCATGAGCGGAAATGAAGTAAGGGACTGGACAGGGCAGTCCCCAAAAGAAGGACTGGATGAACTGATTATTCTGGAAAATTATATCCCTCAGGGAATGATCGGAGATCAGAAAAAACTGAAACAGAAGGGAGGGGGAGAAGATGAATGAAAATAAAAGAACTTTCTATCAGACCAGAAGTGCGCATTCCGCATTTGAAACCAGGGCAGAGGAAAATGGAAAAAAATATATCAGCGGATATTTTGTAGTGTTTAATTCGGAGTACGAAATATGGCCGGGAGCGGTGGAAACAGTAGCAGACACTGCTTTTGACGAAGCTCTTTCGGATGATATCCGTTGTCTGATCGACCATGAGACAAGACTGGTACTGGGAAGAAATAAAGCAAATACCCTGACGCTAAAAGCGGATTCCAGAGGTCTGTGGGGAGAAGTGGAAATTAATGAAAATGATCAGGATGCCGTGAATCTGTATGAAAGGGTTAAGCGGGGGGATGTAGACCAGTGCAGTTTTGGGTTTGATATTCTGGATGAAGAATTTGAGGACCGTGGAGACACCGTAAAGTGGACAATTAAGAAAGTAAAACTATATGAAGTTTCCATAGTTACTTTTCCGGCCTATGAAGATACTTCTGTCAGCGCAAGAAAACGGCAGCTGGGTGAAATGAAAAAACGCAGTATTGAGGCATGGAAGCATAAGACACTGAAAAAACTGAAAGGAGAAGCATAATGGCTTTAAAAGTATTATTACTCAGAAACAAACTGGATTCCAGAAAGAAGAAACTGGATGAATTAAGAGAAAAAGAACAGGAATTTGAAAAACGGGAAGCAGAATTAGAAGATGCCATTGAAGAAATGACAGAAGAGACACCAGAGGAAGAACGGGATGTGGTGGAACAGCAGGCAGAACGCTTCCAGACGGAAAAAGATACCTATGAAAAAGAAAAAAAAGATCTGGAAACTGAAATTGCTGGTATTGAAGAAGAAATCCGGACAGAAGAGGAAAAACAGCCCAGACCGGAAAAGAAAGAAAAAAGAGAAAAAGGAGAAGGAAAAATGGAAACAAGAAGAATGGAACATGGCGTATTTTTCGGTATGAACATGCAGGAAAGAGATGCCATGATGGCAAGGGAAGACGTAAAAGGGTTCATGGAACAGGTACGTGAATGTATTAAAAACAAAAGAGCGCTTACGAATGTAGGGATTACTATTCCGGATATTATGCTGCCGATGATCCGTCAGGTGACAACAGAAAGTTCGAAGCTGATGAAATATGTAACAGTAAGACCGGTGAGCGGAACATCCAGGAAGAATATCATGGGAGAAATTCCGGAAGCCATCTGGGATGAAATGTGCGCTTCCATTAAAGAACTGGATCTTGCTTTCTATAACATGGAAATGGATGGATACAAAGTATCCGGTTATTTTGCGGTATGTAATTCTGTTTTAGAAGATTCTGACGTATCTCTTGCAGCGGAATTGATCAATGCGTTGGGAAAGGCAATTGGAAAAGCAATCGACAAAGCGATTCTTTATGGAAAAAATGTAAAAATGCCAATGGGAATTGTAACCTCTCTTTTAGCAACGGAGGCGCCAGACGGATATCCTGCTACTGGAAGAGAATGGGAGGATCTCAGCACTACCCATGTCATTACCGGAAAACAGACATCCGGCGTGAAACTGTTTCAGGAAATTGTAACGGAATCGGGAGTGATTGACAATGACTATGACACAGAAGAGATTGTGTGGGTTATGAATAAGAAAACCCATACAAAATTAGTTGCAGAATCCATGGGAGCGAACTCTGCAGCAGCCATTACTGCAGGAATGAACAATTCAATGCCGGTAATTGGCGGAGCAATTGTGGAATTAAAATATATTCCGGATGATACGATTATTTTTGGATATTTTAAAAATTATGTATTAGCGGAACGCGCCGGAACAAAAATTTCGCAGTCCGAACATGTGCGCTTTCTGGAAGACCAGACGGTGTTTAAGGGAACTGCAAGATACGATGGAGATCTTGCCATCCGTGAGGCTTTTGCCGTATTTGGTATTGGAAAAGCTCCTACAACAGATGCACCGGAATTTGCAGGAGCGTAATGGATATATAAGCGCAGGAGGAAACTGTCATGAGAGATGAGGACAGACTTGAGATTTTGAAAAAAGATTTACAGATGCTTACATCCAGTAATGATGAATATCTTGAGATTCTTCTGAAGCAAAGCAAAGCAGCAATCACAAGAGAAGGGATTGACCTTGAGATAGGAATAGAGGGGGATATGGCTGTGATACAATACGCAGCCTATCTTTTCCGAAAGCGCTCTGGACAGGACACTTCCATGCCAAGGTATCTGCGACTCCAGTTGAATAACCTGAAGATCAGCCAGAAAGGGAAAGGAAAAATGAAATGACATTTGACGATGGAATCCTGACTGTGTACCGAACAGAAAATACTGCACAACCTGGAAAAAAACCTGTACAGAGATTAAAGGTTAAAGGACGGCATTATTTTAATTACGGAGAACTGGGATACAACAGAATCTACAGGGCAAAGCAGGCGGGGCAGCAGGTTGAGGCGGTGGTAAATATCCCAGGGTGGGAAGATATTCAGATGACAGATGTATGTGTGATGGAAAACGGAGATCAGTTCCGGATCCTTACAAGACAACCTACTCTGGATGAAAACGGACTGAGAATTACCAGACTGTCACTGGAAAGGATTGGTGAGAAATATGCTGTCTAAATTAAAGGTGATACCGGAAGCGTTGTTGACAGTGACCACAAATGTAGGACATTACGAAGCAATGGATAAAACAGACCGCTACATTGTGTGGGCGGAAGATTCAGAGGGAAGTTCTGTGGAAGGTGATAACCGTAAAACTCTCCAGACTGTCCAGGGGACAATTGATTATTATACCAGAAATGAAGAGGATGAGAATGTAGAAAAGATACAGGAAGCGTTAAAAACTGCCTGTATTTCTTTTTATCTGAATTCTGTACAGTATGAAAATCTGGATGAGGGAGGAAGCGGATTCATCCATTATGAATGGGTCTGGGAGGTGGCGTAGATGGCAAAAATCAGCTTTTCCGGGATTGATGAATACGCAAAGGTTTTAGATGTTCTTGATAAAGAGAGCGATGAAATCCTGAAGAGCGCCGTTTATAAAGGTGCCGCCCTGGTTGCAGATGAAATTAAACAGGAAATAAAGAATCTGCCTGTAGAGGAAGGGAAAAACGGTCTTGCGCCGGTCGGAACCCCGGAACATAAACTGACCGGAGTAACCAGAAGGCAAAAAGCGGATCTGATTGATTCTTTCGGTCTTGCCCCGATTGAGAATGACGATGGTTACATTCAGACGAAAGCAGGCGTGGATGGATATGGCAGTGTAAAAACTGAAACATATCCTAAAGGTGTCCCGAATGTGATGTTGATGCGCAGCATCGAAAGCGGGACATCGTTCAGGGAAAAGAAGCCTATTTTCAGAAAAGCAACAAACAGGGCGAGAAAGAGGGCACAACAGCAAATGGAAAAGGAAATAGACGACCAGTTAAAACGAATGTTTAGGAGATAAAGGAGAAAAGATATGGCAATTAAAGGTCTGGCAGTGCCGGTATTTGGGAATTATCATTATAACGGTCTATCTGTTGTTTATACTGATGGCTTTGTAGCAGGTGCAGCGATCGAGTATGGAATAGAAGTGGAAACATCGGATAACAATCCGCTGCATGGAGATAACCGTATCATTGAAAATGATTATGGAACTTTTAATACGGGAACATTGACGCTTAACACGTCGGATATTGACGAGGATACTTCAAAACGTCTGCTTGGACTGAAAGAAGTGAAGATCAATATTGGAGAAAAAGAAGTAACAGAACTGGTAACAGACGATGATATGAAACAGACACCGAAAGGTTTTGGAATCATTGAAACACATCAGATTAACGATGTGGATAGATACCGGGCAGTTATTCTCTGTAAAACAACGATGGCGATTCCTGCGGAGGCAGCAACGACAAAAGGAGAATCTATTGAGTGGCAGACAAAAGAAATTAAGGGAACGATTACGCGGTCAGATGAAAATACAGAGAACTATAAACATCCGTGGAAGAGGGAGGCATGGTTTGATACAGAAAAAGAAGCAATGGAATATCTGAAAACAGTATTAAATGTACTGGAGAGAGTAGAAGCTTCTTCTTCAGAAGGAACTTCAGTTGGGAAAACCAGGCTTATAATCACCAACAGGGAAGAGGGGGCAACATATAAGTACAACACCAAGGAACAGGCTTCCAAATATAAACAGGATCTGTCAAAATGGACAGAGTTCCCGGAAGATGGAGAAATTGAGGCAGAAAACGGAACGGTTATTTATCTGGCAAAAACAGATTTGACAGGAAAAGCGATTGGAACAGGAGAGGTTACGGCGGTAACAAAAGAGGAGTAAAAAATGAACCGGATCACATATATAAAAATAGCAGGAAAAAGTTATCCTATGAGCTTTTCTCTTGGAGCTTCCAAAAAGATTGTTGAAAAATATGGAAGTGCAGAGAAAATGAAGAGTTCGCTTGCCAAAGCGAAGGATGCAGAGAAAATTGATATTGTGATAGATATGATGGATCTTTTGATTTCCCAGGGATGCGCTTACAAAAACTATTTTGAAAAGGACATTCCTGCACCGGAAGATGCCCCGATTGTGGAGGGGAAATGGACAGCGCTGCCAAAAGAAGCCATGGAAATTGCCATCGGTATTTATGACATCAATGATATGGCGGATAAAATTATGGAATGTATTGGAACAGGAAGCAATAAAGAAGTGGAGGCAAAACCAGAAGGAAAAAACATGCAGGCCACACAGGAGTAAGATCTCTTGTGTGGCTTGATGTTTGTGCAAGAAAATCCGGTATCCCTTATCTGGAATATAACTGTATGCCAATAGGGGAATTATCGGATTTTCTTGATTTTTATGCCGCTTCAGAAGGAGTGGCAAGTATCCGCAGAAAAACAGATTACGACTATATTCCGGAGGTGAGGTAATGGCTTATGATATTGGCCCACGGATAGGAATTCAGGGTGAAGCGGAATTTAATAAACAGATTAAGCAGATTAACAATGCCATACGGGAATGCGGATCAGAAATGAAAGCCCTTTCCAGTGAATTTGATGAAAATGCAAACTCACAGGAAGCGTTGATTGCGAAAAACAAAAATCTGGTCAAAGAACTGGATCTGCAGAAACAGAAGATGTCACTCCTGCAGAATCAGTACGAAAAACAGGTATCAAAACTGAATGATCTTGCAAATGCATATCAGAAAGCAAAGAGCGAAAACGGAGAATTATCTGCACAGGCACAGAAAGCTGAGACGGCGTTTAACAAGCAGGCGGAAATGGTGTCCAAACTGTCGATTGCAGTAAATGAGACACAGAATTATATCAACAAGCTTGACAATACCATGAACAAAAATGACAAGATGCTCAATGAGATTGCAAGCGGGACAAGAGATGCGGCTACCGGCCTGAATAAACTGGAAGAAGCAGCAAAAGATGCAGGAGACAGTCTGGAAGATATTGGGAAAAAACTGGACGCCGGAAATCTGATGGAAGCGGCAGATACATTATCCGGAGCAGGGGATAAGATTATAGAAGCCGGACAGAAAATGACGGATTCGTTTGCAAGTCTGGAAGGAACTACTACGAAAGTAAATGGTTATTTTGGACTGACGGGAGAAGCAGCAGAACAGATGGGCTCGGTTGTAGAGAATGTGTTTAAATCCGGAGTAACGGACAGTTTGGAAAGTGTGGGGGATGCGGTAATTACCGTAAACAACAACCTGAAAGATCTGGATCCATCACAGCTGGAAACACTGACCACGCAGGCAATGACCATGGAGGAGATCTTTGGTTCCGATATGAATGAGACAATGCGGGGCGTGAATGCCCTTATGGTAAATTTCAGCATGGATGCACAGGAAGCCATGGATTACCTGATAAAAGGTTCTCAGAATGGCTTGGATAAAACGCAGGAACTGGGAGATAATCTGGCAGAGTATTCCGGAAAGTTTTCCCAGGCAGGTTATTCTGCACAGGAATATTTTCAGTTATTACAGAATGGTCTGGAAGGTGGCGCTTATAATCTGGATAAAGTAAATGATTCCATCAATGAGGTCACAACACGGCTTGCGGACGGAACTATTGAGGATTCCATGTCAAAAATTGATGAAAAGACAGGTGAGGTGTCAGAAAGTACTGCCGGGTGGAGCAAATCTACAGAAGAAGTGTTTCAAAAATGGAAAAAAGGAGAAGCATCCCAGAAAGATGTTATCAATGCCCTTGTGGGCGATATTTCAAATGCAGCGTCACAACAGGAAGCACTTACAAAAGCCAGTATAGCGTTTGGAACCATGGGAGAAGATGCGAATCTGGATGTTATCAAGTCTTTGAATACTATGGGAGATACTTACGGTGATGTTGCTGGGACTGCGCAGAAAATGGCTGAAGATACCACAACTCCAATGCAGAAGCTTCAGGCCAAGATGAATGAATTGCAGCTTGCATTGGCTCCTCTTGGAGAAAAAATGCTGGAAATTGCGACAAAGGTACTTCCGCCTCTGGTGGATAAAATCGTAGAGCTGGCAGAGTGGTTTACAAACCTGTCTCCACAGATGCAGGCAGTGATAGGGATTATAGCGGGGGTCATTGCCGCATTTAGTGCGTTGGCACCTGTGATTACGGCGGTCATGGCAGTGATTGGCGTTCTGGGGGCCGGTGCGTTGCTTCCTTTGATTGGTATTATCGCGGCAGTTGTTGCTGCTATTGCAGGTATTATTGCTGTAATACAAAACTGGGGTGCAATCACAGAATGGATTCGGGGAGTATGGGAAGCGACAAAACAAAAGCTGTCTGAAATATGGAGTGCGATACGGGAATACGCATCGGTTATTTTTGAGGCATTGAAAGAATTCTTTTCCGGAATATGGAGTGACATTAAAACAATTGTAGAAACTGCTGTAAATACCATAAAAGATGTTGTATCTACGGTGTGGAATGCAATCCAGACAACGGTTTCAACTATTTTGAATACAATCAAAAACGTTGTGTCAACAGCGTGGAATGGGATAAAAAATTCGGTAACAACAGCTGTAAATTCGCTAAAAACCGTAATAAACAATGTATGGAACAGTATCAGGAATATTGTTACAAACGTTACAAATTCCATTAAAAACGGGGCTGTGAATGGATTTAAGAACATGGTCAGCGGAATTAAAAACACAGTTTCGAAAATCGGTTCTGTTATCAAAAATGGATTTCAGAGTGCGATAGATTTTATTACCGGATTACCTGCGAAAGCCTGGAACTGGGGAGCTGATTTTATGAATGGGCTGAAAGATGGAATTATGTCCAAAGTCAATGCGATTATAGACGCAGTAAAAAATGTGGGAGAAAATATCCGTTCCTTTTTACATTTTTCAAGACCAGATGAAGGACCACTGAGGGATTACGAAACATGGATGCCTGATTTTATGGGAGGCCTTGCGGAAGGGATCTATAAAAATATAGATAAAGTACAGAAAGCGGCCAGAGCAGTTTCGGGAACGATTGATTCTACAATTACCGGAAAGGTTGCAGATATTGCAGGAGCAGCAGCTTATACAAATACGTCTGTGACCGTAGTGGAAGGAGACCGTATTATACTGGATGGAAAAGAAATAGGAAGATGTGCGACAAAGTATATTAACAGTACACAGATTGGAACGAGAAGTGCGCAGGGAAGGAGGGACAGACATGTATAATATTTTGTTTAAAGATATGAACTGCGAGAAATATAAGATCATACCTGTTAGACGGCCTGATATTCCAGCACCGGAAACGAGGGTGAAAGAATATGAAGTTGAAGGACGTGACGGCATACTGGTTGAAAACAGTGGGACATACAAGCCGATAAAAATTGAAATAGAATTTAATTTTCTGACAGAGCCAGAAACGTGGGCAGAAGTGTTTCGCAAAGCAAAAGCATGGCTGACTGGAAGCGGATGGCTGTCCCTGGAAGACGATCAGGAGTATATGTATCAGGTGTATTATTGCGGAATCACCGATTCAGAAAGGACAAGCAGGAGACTGGGAAGATTTAAAGCACAATTTGTCTGCCATCCTTATATGTTTTTAGTATCCGGAAAACGGGAATACGACTACCAGAGCAGGGGAATCCAGTACAATCCTTATGATATCTGCCATCCCATCTACAAGATCACCGGAAACGGCACCTGCACCCTCACAGTCAACGGAAAGGCCATGAAAGCCACGGTAGGGCAGAACCTTACCATTGACACGGAGCGGATGATTGCATACCGCAGGGACGGAACTATGATGAACACTTCCGTCAGCGGGGATTATGAGGAGCTGTACCTGCAGCCGGGGGAAAATGATATCAAAATCACATCGGGATTCACCCTTAAAGTGATTCCGAATTGGAGGCGCTTATGATCCAGGTTTACAGACAGGGAATAACCCGGGAAGAACTTGCGGAAGGGAAGTGGTATATATCCGAAGATACTTTCTGGGGGATACGTTTCAGGATTGAGCCAAAAGCTTCCGGAGTACATGTCAGCCTGAACGGTACATCCTCAGTCAGTACCGAAACATATATCAACCTGACGTGGCCGCTCCAGGCCGAAGACATACAGGATTTTATTTTTATGGAAACCTCCCGGAAAAGTGATGATATCCTGTATTTTGGTATATCGTACATTGACAGCAGTGGGGAAACACATGACGAATATTTTGAAAGCGGTGAAACTTCCCATAGCTTTTATCCTGCATACGGTGCCAGGGATATCCGCGCAGTAGCCTATATTAAGGGAAAGAAATCAGTAAATACTACAGTAGATGTAAATGCGTATTATTGTAGACTACCTATAAAAATAAACTCTGTTCCGGAAAAGAACGGCGATATGACATTGCTCCCCACAGAAGCATATGTCCACGCCGTCCTTAATGGTTCCTGGGAGGCTCATTTGGAACATCCTATAGACCCGGATGGATGGTGGAGGTATCTGACTGAGGACAATGTGGTAAAAATGCCCTCCTTCAATGGAGAACAGCTTTTCAGAATTTGCAGAAAAGAGAAGAAAGATTCCGGCATTTCCTGCGATATGGAACCAATCTTTTATGATGCAATTGGTGACTGCTGGCTGGATGATGTGCGGCCTACCAAAAAGAATGGGCAGCAGGCATTGGATATGATGCTTGCCCCTAACTCCAAGTATCACGGGAGGTCGAACATTACCAGGACGGCCACAGCTTACTACCAGTACAAAAACTTCCTGGAAGCCCTGAACGGGGATGATGCGAACAGTTTCATCAGCCGATGGGGCGGGGAAATCCTTTTTGATAACTTTGAGGTGATCGTCAATGAACGTGTGGGCGGCGATTACGGTGTGGAACTGAGATATGGAAAAAATATTCTGGAAGATGGTCTTACAGAAGAGATAGATACAAGTGGGGTAGTGACAAGGATCTATCCGAAGGCCTATAACGGACACACCCTGACATTCCCTGAATTTGGAAGCCGTTCAGGATCTAATACCTACGGTTATGTAGACAGCCCGCTGATCGGGAGTTACCCGACGGTCAAAACCGCAGCCATTACCTTTGATGACGTCAAGATGGCAGAGGATGCCATGGAGGATGATGCAGACAACGGCGTGCTCATATGCCGGGACCAGGACGAACTTAACAAAGCCCTGGAAAAACGATGCAGGGAACAGTTTGAGGCAGGGCTGGATAAGCCCAGGATCTCCATTGAGGCGGATATGGTGCTTCTGCGGGATACGGAACTATATAAGGATTATAAGGTTCTGGAAGAGGCTGGTTTCGGTGATACCATCCACTGCCGGCACAGCCGTCTGGACATCACCACAGATGCCCGGGTGATTAAGTTGAAATATAATTCCATACGAAAATGTGTGGAATCAGTTGTATTGGGGGATTTCCAGTACAACTTTTTTAATGACGTATCGTCCGTGGTTTCCCGGATTGACGGGGCAATCCGTCCGGATGGGTCTGTGATCGCTGAGAAGATTGCCGGTTTTATTGACGGAGCCATGGCGTCCCTCCGGGCACAATACAATGTAGCTAAAAAACAGGACGTCCTTGCGATTTTGTTTGAAAATATGGATGAAGGATCCCCTCTTTACGGGGCTATGGCTATGGGAACCCAGGGACTGATGATTTCTGCCCGTAGGACAGAAGATGGACGAAACTGGGACTGGACTACAGCACTGACAGCTCGAGGGTTGATTGCAGGAATAATTGTGGCTGGTATCTTGTCTGATAAGACTGGAAAAAACTGGTGGGATCTGGATAAGGGTGAAATCCATCTGGAAGAAGGTTATTTTTCTGGAACGGTATACGCAAAAAAAGGTATTTTTTCTGGTGAAATCAGAAGCTCTGAAGGAATTATTGGCGGTTGGACAATCACAGAAAATGGATTATCCAATGGAAATGTACATATTTACAGTACAAAGTATGTGAAGGACGATGAAGACTTCTCAGATGGGACACCAGAAACAGTTGTATATTTGGATGGCATCAAAACAGGAACCGTTCAAGCTACAGAAGTTCATGCATATCTCCATGACCTTTGGGCGTACACAGGCGATATTCCAATTATTACAAAAATCGAAAAAACAGCAAACGGAGGTCTACAGTGGACTGGCTCAACCATAAGGGTAGAGGATGGGATCATAAAAAATGCACCAAAACAGTAGGAGGTGAGAAAGAGTGACAGATGAAATTGTAAGGGATATCTTTGTAAGGAATCGGGGGCTGCCTGTGCAGATTGACTATGTGCAGGGAACCAATGCAGTACCCCTGAAATTTCAGCTTCGGGACTATACGGTTCCAACGGGGGCCACAGTAAGGCTCTATATTAAAAAAACATCCGGCAAGGAAGTGTATAACAATGCTTCTCTGGTCGATAATACGGCAACAATCCAACCTACTACCCAGATGTTTGCAGAAGTCGGGGAACAGGAGGGACAGCTTCAGTTAACCTCCGGACAGAAGATCCTTGTAACATTTCCGATTTTGTTCCGGGTGGAACGGAACCTTATATCGGAATCTGCTGTGGAAAGTACTGATGAATACGGGGCTTTGGTAAAACTGATAGGAGATGCGGAAAAAGCAGTAGAATCCGCTAATGGAGCCGCTGGAAAAGCAAATACAGCGGCGGGAAAAGCAGAGGAAGCGGCAGGTACGGCCGGAACTGCAGGTACAAAAGCAGAGAAAGCGGCAGAGGCTGCCAATACAGCAGCAGGAGACGCCAATAGTGCGGCAGCAACTGCCAATAACGCAGCCACAGCGGCAAACCAATCGAAAACGAATGCGGACGCAGCGGCTACACGAGCCAATGCGGCGGGCG